AAGAATTGCTTCGCATTGAAGATTCTAAATTTTTCTGAAATAATAGCTGCCATTGTCTAATACTCGTGTTTTTTAAAAAGACTGAATCTGGTTTATTTATACGTATTTATTACGCACTTCTGAGGAAATCTCCTATGGTGTGCTCTACGATAGGTGAACCATTAACACCTCTTGTACATCCTGTAAAACGATCACTTAACTTACCAGTGTAAGAAATTTGTTCTTTGCCTATTAATATAGTCCCTGTAGAAGGGAAGTTAGTAGTAGATTGTACATACACAACTCCATTAGTTGCAACGTATCCTCCACCATTTTCATCTGGTAAATCAGATGTCTGCAATTGTGTTAGATAATAATTTATAGTTGGATATCCAATATTAAATGCATATCCAGCATCCGCAAATCCTGATCTTGCATTATCTAGGAAGTCTGCTAGATCAAAACCATAGCGGTTAAACTCCTCAACTGTATATGCGGAAACTGATAGTCCAGAATGTGATGATGTAATATTACCAGTATCCATAAACTTAGCATTCTCCCACATCATGAATGTTGGTCTTAATGTAGTATTATTGAGTGCTGGAATAGAAGGATATGCTGGAGTATTAAAGAATCTATGGTCTACAAATCCTAATTCGTATACAGTTGTTTTACCCACAGTTGGATCTCCTGGATCACCACCGCCACCTCCAGGAGGAAATCCACCGCCCCCACCAGGACCACCAGGATTAACACGGCGATTGCCATTTGCATCTATGTAGAAGGTTGGCAATCCCATCAATACGGAAATGTGTGGTGAAATGATAGCTGTTAGTTTCTCCTTATATCCATCCAATGCTGGAGGTATAGTAACAGAAGTAATATATGTCGGCCAATAACGACATGTTTCATCCAATACTGCTAATGTAGCACCAGAATTAACATGAACTGGATCAAGAATAGAAGTTATTTGAATATGACTATCAAAATCAACCGTTAAAGATGATGCTATATCGGCAACTATCGCACTACCTGGTCCACCAGGACCACCAGGAATTATTGGGAGACCGCCGCCTCCAGGAGGACCACCACCGCCAATAGGTTTTTCAAAACGCCATTCAACGGAAATGCAGCACATTTTAACTTCTGCATCCTTCTTAACATTGAGAGTAACAAAAGGATCAATCTTTCTACCACGTTTCTTTATTAAATCATACTGTTTTGCAACATTAATCTTTGGTGCTTTTGTATATCCAGAACCACCATCAGTAAGAACAATATCAACAACACTGCCACTCTTAACAATAACTTCTGCTCTTGCCCCACCACCATTTTGATCTAGAGGAATAAAATGAAGTATTGGTGTATGATTATATCCTTTTGGAGCATTTCTATCCCAACTTAAACTATCTACTTTTCCATTAGAAATAGTACATGTGACACTAAGTCCAACACCAAATGTATCTCCACTGTAATTGGTAGAATTAACAGATCCATAGAAATTATTTGAAGGATCATCTCCTTTAACATATGTTTTAGAAGATAAGTATTGTGGTAACTCTTTAATAGTTCTCCAATCATCTTCTCCATTAATTTTAATTAAATCTCCTTGGTTTAAATTAGCAAGATTTTTTGATTTCTCATAAAATGCTTCATCTGCTCTCTTAGTACCATACAACCAACTAGATGCATCCCTTTGTAACCTATGATCAAGTCCATCTTTAATAACATTAACTGTATCAGTTGTACCAGTTAGTTCATACTCATTACTATAATCATCTGCTCTAGAGAAGAATATATTAGAACTATCCATATCTGGATTATGTCCAGCAATAGTAATAATTAAACTCTGATTAGTTGTTGTATAATCTCTTACATTACCAATAAACCTTTTTTTACCACCAATCTTCTGATATGCCACTTGATTAACTGGTGCATCTTTAGTAGCACCAAACCAATTCTTCCAAGCAGCAAAATCATTAGGAGAACCTGCATCACAAGTTATTACAATCTCATTATAATAACGATTTCTATCATAGTCATATAAAGTTATACTCTGTGAAAGATCTCTACCATACAAGTAAATAATCTCAACATTATTCTTAGAGAAGATATTTCTAGAGAACGTAATTGTAGGTCCATTGATAATATAGGAATCCTTATCTCTCTGAAGTACTCCATCAATGAAAACTAGTACAAACTTACTATCATCAATACTCACTACATCACTATTACTATCCAAGATTACAAAAGGACCAGGAGATCCATCTGGGATAGCATACTTATCAACTTCACATCTTAAATAATTACCTATACTATGAGCAAAGAATTTATCAACTGCTAAAGGTTCTTGTAATGTCTTAGTATTATCACTCTGACCCCATAGAGGTGGACTTGTAAATACTACTTTGTTTGGTACAGATGTTCTATCAATACTATAAGCAGAATCATGTTGCAAAACTCCACTAAGAGCAATGAAAAGATTTTCATTTGCTTCTGTGGCAACACCTGTTCCATCCTCATAATACAATTCAAATATTTTATTCTTACCATCAATATAATCTGCTCTTGATATTGCTACTGTACCAACTCCAGTTTGCATAGTTGACTTTATAACACCGAAAAGAGTCTCTAAAGCAGAAATAACATCAGCACATTTATTTGTATTCGTATCAACTATTATATTATTATTTGAGTATGGTTCTACAGTTGTAAATGCTCCTGTAGTAAGTTGATTGTTTACTGCTTTCTTAGCAAGATTAATTGCATACTCATAACCATCTATAGTCTCAACAATCTCACCTTGAATATAATCAAATAAACCATTATTAAAATACTTCTCGGCAGATTCTACAGAACTTTGATTACCACCAAACCTTATATCATGTGATACTGCATCAATAATCAATCCAATATCTCTGAAACACTTAGCTTCAGTAGTATTCCATGTTATAGAGGTATACTTATCTTTAAGATATCCAATAGTTTCTGACTGAATAAACTCTCGGTTATAATCAATTTGATTTGATGCATCAATCCATCTACCACCTTTCTGGAAGATATTTCTAATCTTTCTGAAATATCTCTCATTTAAACTATCTCTCTTAAATTGATAATGCTTTCCGTAAAATCTAACACCAGGAACTTCCTGTCCGTCCTTAACAACTGGTCCTAATGGTGGTTGTGCAAATGTTATCTGACTCCCTGATACAGTATAAGCAACTCCTGGTTCTTGTAAGATACCATCAAGAGTAATAGTCAATGTCTGATTATTATACGGTGTAATGGGATCTCCAATATGATTTAAAATATTAAACGTCTTTCTTCCAATTAAATTACCTTTATTTGATAAAGACCCATCAAATGCAGGTGTCAACTTAATTGGAGTAGATTTAACTTCAGAAGTATTAGCACTATCTAATGCTACAGAACCAACACCTTGTTCAATAACTGTAGATTGAGTAGATATAATATGTTGAGTAATTTGTCTCCTAGTACTCTGAACAGTAATAATATTCTTTCCTGTATCCCAAAGTTGTAAAACACTTATCCTACTGGTATTAGTATTACTTGACATTATACTCTGTCCAGTAGATTCAATAAGAACCTCTCCAAATAATTTAAATCCAGCTGGATGAGTTGTTTCTTTAATTAATTGTCTCCAAATATTAATTGGAGTTTTTGATTTTATAAGATAAGAATAATCTTGATAATAATATGAATCATGTATCTTCTGATTAGCATCACTAATCTTACCATAATCTGATTTATATTCTCCTAGATTATCAAAGTAGGTTTTAATTATTGGATTGAAATCACAATAATCAATACTAACAATAGTTGCTGTATTTCTCCTTGCTAATCCACTAATAGATTGATTCTCCCTAAAGGATCCTTGTATTCTATCAACAACAAGTATATTAGATCCCTTTCTCCAAGACGTTACTCTTGCTCTTGCTGTTTCAACAGAACCAGACTTCTGTACTATGGTCTCACCTAAAGTAAATGCATCATCTATAAAATTGGATAATACTAAGATATAATTTGATCTAATAGTAGATTTAATTGTCTGATCATTATGATAAGAACCACCATTATTATCAATACTAATTGTTAATGGAATACCAATATTATCGCTATTTAAATAACATTTAGCAGTACTATCAACATTACCCAAAGAATTATATACACCTGTTATAATAGGAACTTTATTATAATCAACTCCAATATTAATTATTTTAATTGAATTAATTTCACCTACAGAAAATAAAGACTTAGATGTATAATTTATGCTTCCATTACCATCATGAGTTGCTTTAATACCAGTGGAATAAAGAATACTAGTTGAAGTTGTATATAGAGAATCCTTCTCTCCTTGTAGAGGATCATTAATAACATTAAGATAAGATCCCTGAGATTGAACTATTCCATCTCTATCATAGTAATAATATCTCCTATATGGAATACTCTGCTTACTGTCATAGTTGTTAGTTGATACTCTTGATCCATATCCAATCTTAATATCAAGATTATCAGAATTAATTATTCTCTCTGGAGTAACAAGATTAAAATTCTTACTAGGGGAAATATCAAATCCAACTCCAATCATTGAAGAATGACTAGTATCAAACTTATATTTGTAATACTCTTTTATATCAATATTTGGATTTCTTGTGAATGTAGTATTATCAGAAGAAAATTCAAAACAAATCAAAGGACTCGTAAAAGATGAAATTTCTACTAACTTCTTACCTTCTGTACCTACAGTAGTGTGGTTAGTACTATTATCATAAAAAACCGTATTAGATGTAATATCATTAATAGTATTCAATGCTAAATCATAATCCCAAGCAACTACTAATTTCTGAGTTGAAGGTGTATAAGATATTACATCTGCATCTCCAGCATCAGTACCAAGAGAATGTCCGACAGGAATATTAAACCCATTATCATAAACAGATACAGTAGAACCATCAAAATGATCAACTGCTATTGTTGATTTTTGTCCTCTAGCAACATTTAATTTATTGGTAAGTTCATCTTGTGCATCAACTAATACTTGATTAATCTTAAGTATCTCACTTCCTATAGTAATATAATCACCATCAGTGAATCCAATACTACTATCAACAGTTAATACAACTTCATCAGCAGATAATCCAACGTGATCTACAAGAATCTTTAAATCTGGTTTAGTAGATGAACCTGCTTTACTTAATGCAGTTCCAGAAACACTAAGAATATCAAATTTCTTATAATTTTTCCCTTTATCAGTAATAGTAACACTATTAACAAGACCAGCAGCAGAAACAACTATAGTTGCTTTGGCATCTTCTCCTGCTCCACCGTTCAACACAACATTTTTATATTCAGCAGCAGTGTAATCCCCACCACCATTAATAATAGAAATTCTTCCTACACCACTATCACTGAGAACCCTTGATATGACTGGGATCTTAACGATTGCTTCTTGGTATATTCTTTTTCTTACATGATATGTCGTTGTAGTAGTAGAATCATCTGGATTGATATTAATATTAATTTTCTCTCCAACCGCAACACCATGTGGTGTAGAAGTTGTCATCAAGGCTACATTATCTTTTATATTGAAGATGATAAGATTTTCACTTAAAGAAGATATAGAAACAATCTTTGATCCTGTACTATTAATTAAATCTGAACTAGTCAAGAAAAGAGTATTGGAAATATTAAATGTACCAGTTAAAACTTTAACCTTTACACTATTTTGTGATGTAGTAGTCTCAAGTACCTCTCCAGTAGCAACAGCAGCATTAACACCATCACTTAAAGAAAGAATAGCACCCTTAGTGTATGAAGAATTTGTATCTAAAATTAGATTTAAAACATTGGTATTTGAAGATAGTACATCTGTACTATTAAAAGTCCCTGTTACATCACGTAAAACAAATCTATTACCTGAGAAAACATTTCCTACAATTTTACCAGTAGCACCTGTTACAGTTTGAGTTATTGTATCTCCATCAAAAACATATGCAGTATTACTAATATCAAAAAATAATACTTTAGTTTCTTGAGATTCAATTGAAGTTACTGTTTTACCTTTAACAGAATCTACCTCACCAGATGCACCATAACCTCCACTATCAGTATCATCAACAACTATCTTATTTCCTACACTAAAATTATCGTTACTACTAATAACGGTAGCAGATGATACAGTTCCTCTACTAACATCTTTAATTGTAGCATATGTTTTATCACCATTCTTACTAATACCAGAACTTCTATACCTATTAGCACTTATTGGTAAATCATATTGAGATATATTAGAATTATAATTAGAATCTAATGGTAAAGAATAATAGTTCTTTCCTAGAATATAGGGAAATATAGGAGTATCTGAGGAATCAACTGTAATAAAATATGCATATGTTCCATTTGGATATTCTGGTGTGACGCAAAAACGCCCATTATTAATATCTAAAGATCCATATCCATCAACAAATGTATAATCATTAATAAATGTTCCTAATGGATATGTTGTTATAGATGGACCACCATCTCTATCACTGTTCTTAGGAAAACTAGAAGTCATCCTAACAAGAGCACTTGTTACATCTAGTGGGTCTGTATAACCATAAGCACCATATATGGGGTTGCCATCATATGCATACCCTAAGATAGGTGAATGAGTTGCTCCTGTATCATTTGCCCTTAAAGTAGAAGGAGATGCATAATAAGCATATCCATATCCCTTTTCATCATTAAAGTTTTTGAAGAAATAACCATTATCATTATCTAAGTTATTCTTATTAATAAAATACTTATCCTTTCTCCACTCCTTGATATTTGCACTAGCAGTTGCTCCACTTCCAACTGAAATAATATCTACTTGAATATTCTCTTGACTATAATAATTACCTGCATTAATTAAGGTAAGTTCAGTAACAGCACCAGTACTTGATATAACAGAAGTAAACTCTGCAAATCTACCTTTACCTGCATTATCAGTTATTCTAACTACAGGAGGAGAAGAATAAAATTCACCAGCATTTGTAATATTAATACTAGTAACCTTTCCATTTGTAACAACAGCTGTTGCAGTCGCATTTCTTCCAGATACTATTTCAACTACTGGAATACTACTATAATCACCAGTATTCGTAATACTTACAGATTCAACAACTTGTCCAGCAAGATTACTAATCGCAGCATTAGAAGCACCATCAACTAATACAAAAGGAGGCTCAGTATATCCAGTTCCTCTTGTATTAACAACTATCTTCTGTAATGCTCCACTATAAACAACATCCTCATCCTTATAACCCAAGAAAGGAATTCCATTAACAGCAATACCAATATCCCTATACTTAGTCTCATAAGTCTCAGTTATAGAAATTGGTCTCTTCCTAATAATCTTAAGATTATTTTGATCCTGTATATTAGAAGGAATAGTAGATCCTGCACTAATAATATCATGTGATGGCCAACCAGAAGAAGCAATATAATATCCTTCACCATCCTCATATATTGCTGCTACATTACTTTCAAATTCTCCAATAGTTGAACTAAGACTTGCATTAAGATTAGACTTAGGAGCAGTACTTGTAAAGTTCCATCTCAGACTATTCTGTGCATCAACTATTCTTATATCATTTGTTACAAACCCTGGTTCTGATATTTCAAGAATATCACCAACATTTGAATATGGTGCAGTACCGTTTACGTCAGCATTGTATAGTACACCATAAACAAGCATTGTTACATTAGCACCACTAACATTAGATCCATATGTTACAGAAGTTCCTATAGGGAATACTCCTGTACCAGTTCTTGACGCAATGGTAAACGTATTTACTGTTTTTTCTTTAAAAGTAATTATCTCATCATCAATAATAAATTCACCCTCTGAATTCCAACCTAGAGTTGATTCAACTTTAATCCTGTCTCCTACTTGTGTAGTAGCTAGAAGTTCATCTCTTAATTTTGTTTTTGTAGCAATAGAAAATTCACCATTTACACTTGCTTCATTTAATATGATCTCATACAATTCATCACCATCATACTTACCATCATAACGTACATTATCAACAATAGCAGAAGCATGTGTACCACTGGTCTGTGTAATTCTTTTACCTATAAGATCAGTAACAGTACCAGAAAGAATTTTAACCTTAATTGAATAGTTATTAACCCAATTGGAATCAGAGCTCTTTAATGTGAAATCACGTGGATATAGAACCTCTGGTTCTGGATCATTATCAATCAAACACTTAAATAAGAATTTAATAGATTTATCAGTTCCTTTTGATTTGTAGAAAGAACTAATATTCTTTATTAATGTTCTCTTATCAACTGAGTTGTTTAAATATTCTTCGGGAAATCCTTGTAAATACTCATTCTCAAAATTCTTTATAAAAGCATACAAGAAAAGATTACTGATATTCTGTACAGCAGATCCATTGGTATGACTGGTTGCTTGGGTAGTGACGAATGTAGATGCGGAATATAAATCTCCAAGTTGTGTATTTCCGCTTACACCACGACTAATCTCTAAAAACTGTGTATCAGTTCTACTCTTATAGAATAATATTTCATCATCTATTTTAATATAACCACCGTGCTCTGGAAATGAAGATGCATCATCAACTGTAATACTAGTATCTGTATCACTAACCAATCCAACTACAGTAGTACTCTGTTTTAATATATTCTGCTCATATAAATCTATATCACGATATTTTGATAAATTCGTAACAATATCTAATGGTTGACCTGAGATTTCTAATTGCTCATAATACTTTTGTATGAACTTACCAAACAGTTCATACTCTTCGTTTATAAAATCAGGTAATTGTTGATCAACTAAAAAGGAGATCTTATTCGCAGTCTTTAGCATCCCTACTCTTCTTTATATGCAACGAATTTACTCTTTGACACATCTACATCTAGATATGCCTCACGCTTAACTTCAATATCCTTATTGGCAGGCTTGACTCGTAATTCAATACGGTTATCAGAAAAACTACCTTTTAAAATAGTAAAGTTGAACAGTTGAATCTCACCTTTATCATAATCAATAGTTCCTACAGAATCATCCAACAGAATTTTCTCATTGGTGATGGGATCTAGTCTATATAGTACTATTTTACCATCTCTATCCTCTAGATATGAGGTATAATTAGGAAACTCAAAGGTAGTTATACCTGTAGAAGAAACAACAGGATTGTCACAATCCTTCTTAAATGCATTCTGATAACAAACTTCATAATATGATGATGAATTTATCTGTGCAATGAAGTCCTTTCTCATTGTGATATCAGTATCATTAGAATTAATAGCACGATCTGCACTGTCAATAACACTAATAAACTTACTATATCTAAATTTTCCGTTAAATTTCTCTGTTCCAGAGGTTTTGAGGTATGTAACTACAGAAGTTGATGCCTTTGCTGCCATTTCAGTAGGCATCAAATTACTTTTTATACTATTATAATAGATATTACTTGTCAATTCCAAATGAAGAACAGAAGGATCAACAAATTCTGGTCTAATTGAAGCAACACAATACTTTTTAAGACTATCTTTCAACTCATTTTTAGTAAATGAAGAAAGAGTAACTGCTTCACTAGGCTTTACAGAAAGAAATACCTTACCATATGCAGGTGGTTCTTGATCTTCTCCACCAAATACAATAATATCACTAACTGATGGATACAAATCTCTAACTATAGCTTTATAATCATTAGAAGTCACTGCTCTATTTTGTGATCCGAACAATTTAGGAGCATTATATTTGATCTTCTCAACACTCTCAATATCTTCTCCACCACTAGCTTCTGAAGTTGTATTAATATTTGAGACACTGAAAGGAACTGTAATTGGAGTTCCATTCTCATCCTCCATTAAACCATTGAATGTAAAAACTTTTGCTCCATTAGTAGTAGGTCCATTTGTTATAACATAGGACATATGTACTACTTGTCCAGGTGTGAGTTTTTTACCTAGTATTCCATCCCCAAAAAATATTTCATAATCCTCATCCTCTGATTCATTAATAAAATATACATTATCATCTGCACCAACATCTAATATATTCTTTGCAGATTTAAATTCAGTAAAGACTGTTGATGAAATAGATTCATATACTTTTATTTTAATGGTATTAGTATCAAGACCAATATTTGATATTTTATATCTTTGAGAAGAATCATTACCAACTTCTGTTGCAGTCTTTAAGAATGAACCTTCATATATTTCAATATCAGTAAAACTTGCTACTCCATTAACAACAGATACTTTATTATCTTCTTTTAGTATAAACCGATACAAAGAACCATCAAAATTAGTAACAAATCCACTTCCTGCTTTAATATTAACTGCTGCTGGTGCTGTACCAGTGAAAGATATATCTAAATCAATTACCGCCTTTGGTGCTGTAATGGACTTCGGTGAATAACCCAGTTGTTTTGCCAGAGAAACTACGTTATCCCTTAAAGACGCTGAATCAAGGAATAGTTCATTCACTACCATATTGGTATTGAACGCCGTGTAGTACGTATTATATGCTAATACGTCAAGCATGTTACTGATAGCAGATCCTTCAAAGTCATAGTCTGTGAAGTCTGTCTGTGCTCTCATATACTCTTTGAGAGCTGTCTTAATATCAGTGAAGTCTAAATTGTTTACTTGGGTATATGGCATTATCTCGTCCTACTTAGGAAGAACTCTACAGCTTTTGGTGGATCATCTGAACCTATTATTACATAGATCATTTCAACATCAAATCCATTATCATCAAAATTTGGTATACACTCCAAACTTACAATACTTATTCTTGGTTCAAAATTTGTAACTGTATATTCTATATTTGTTTGAATTGCTTGTGCTGTACCATAATCTAATGGTTCAAATAGATAACTTCTTATATCAGATCCATATCCGTAATTAAATGGACGCTCACCTTTATTAGTAAGCAATAGATTCACAATTGCTTGCTTAATAGCAGAAGCATCCCTACTAACAACTAAGTCATTAGTAAC